GAGCCGCTTTTGTGGCCGGACCAGTATGTCCACCATGCGGTGGTGCAGCCCATGATTCCGCACATCAGGCGGAGCATGGACAAGTATTGCATCGCAAGCGTGCCGGGGCGCGGCAACTCCTATGGCGTAAAGGTTTTGAAGAAATGGATGAAGAACGACCCTGTGGGCACCCAATACTGCGCGGAGTGCGATATTCACCACTGCTTTGTGGAGGTGGACCCGCCGTATGTCATCCATGCGCTGAAACGTCTGTTCAAGGACCGGGAAACGCTCTGGCTGTGCGACGCGCTGATGGAGTACGGAGTCCTAATCGGCGCGTTCTTCTCCGCATGGTTCCTGCATCTGCTGCTCCAGCCGCTGGATCTGATGATCCACCAAAAGCAATACGGTGTGAGCCACTATCTGCGGCAGATGGATAACTTCACCATCTTCGGCCCCAATAAGCGGAAGCTGAGGCGGCTGTTGGAGGATGTCCGGGCATGGTTGGCCGAGGTGGGCTTGCGGTTGAAGGGGAATTGGCAGATCTTCCGGGTTGGCTTTACGCCGAGGGTAGAGAAAGCCCACGACGCCCTGCCTGAGAAAAAGCAGCGGCACCGCCGGCCAAGAATCCCGTCTGCGTTGGGCTATCGTTTCGGGCATGGGTACACGATCCTCCGAAAGCACAACCTGTTTCGGCTCAAGCGGGCGTTGCACACCTACTACCACCGGAGAGACCGGAACCGGGTCATCTCGTTCAAGCGGGCATCCGGACTGATCTCAAGATTGGGGCAGCTCCGCAAGTGCAACAGTCAGCGAATATTGGAACGGTATTACCAGCCGAATACCATGTTCAATCTCAAGAAAGTCGTCCGAAGGGAATGTCGGCGGCTGCAACGATTATATCCGCCTTATCGGGCGGCCTGAAAGGAGTGGCACCTATGAAAGTACAGGGAATGGTCGATCCGGGGAAGTTTACCGTGGAGCAGATCCCGGGAACCAACCGAAGCCTTGTGCGGCTGTTTCAAAATGTGAAACCGGCAGAGACCGAGGAGTTCACCGGATATGAGTACGACGAGTACCATGTGGAGGTGGAAACCTGGGACGGCATTGTCCAGAATGTCCGGGACAACTATGAGGAGTTCCTGAAGAAAGGCATGGACAATGAGATTGACCTCAGCAACGAGGCTCTGTATCAGGCGCAGTCCAAGACAGACAGCGCCATGCGAGACATGGACGCCATGAACGTGGATCAGGAATACCGTTTGACCATGCTGGAGCTTGGTTTGACGGATATTTCTATTTAAGAAGAAGGAGGTTTTCATTATGTTGTACCGTACTCTGAAACGTATGATTGAACGAGGCCAAACTGAGGGTCTGGAAGAGAAAATTGACATTTTCTTCGCTGTGGGCAAGGTCACTGAGAGCGAGTACCAGGAGCTTATTGGAATGTTGCATACCGAGGTCTAACGCAAACAGGAGGAAGTTAAATTTTGACTATCAAAGATTTTCTTCTTGGTGGGAGCGGTTTGCTCCTGATTCTGATGACCCTGGTACAGATCGCCCCCATCAAAATCAACCCGTGGTCGGCATTGGCTAAAGCCATTGGGAAAGCGATCAACGCCGATGTTTCCAACCGGCTTGACGGCATCGAGTCAAAACTGGACGGGCACATCAAGACGGATGGCCGCCGCACCGCTGACAGTTGCCGGGCTCAAATTCTGCACTTCAACAACGAACTGCTCCGGCCCATTTATCACACAAAAGAGGAGTTTGTGGAGGTGCTGGTGAAAATCGACGAATATGAACGGTACTGCGACGAACATGAGGATTATCCGAATAACCGGGCGGTCCTGGCCATTGAAAACATTCGGGAGGTCTATAAGGAGCGGCTGAAAAAACGGGACTTCCTTCAGGAGAGTCAGCCCCGAATGGGCGATGATTTTCCTCGCAATTAAGAGCGGAAAAAGGTGTAGGAGAGTCGGTTATTTCTTGACTACTCCTACACCTTGGCCGTTCGAGCCCTGATATTGCTGGATTTTGAGTTTTTATAATAGAAACTCATTAGAAGATTCTTCACTTTTATCTGCCTCTAATCGCTCTTATTGCAATGGTTTTAGGGCCGTTTAGAAGTGGATAAAAGTGTGGAAATGTAGATAACTCATATATTATTTATGTATTATTCATACATCGATATTCCTATACTTTGTATGCCTATGTAAATCGTTCGTAACCAACGATTCCTACCCCACCGAATCTTCTGGCAGTACGACTACCTATGTCCCGGATTACTGGGATTTCAGCGGTGGTGGCCCGTGCCTACGCCTTGGCGGTAACTATTCCCTGAGCCAGAGTCACGGGCCTTTCTACGTGAGTTACAGCAGAGCGTCGGGCTCCAGCTCCTACATCGGCTGTCGCCTCCAGGAGCGCCCGCCTCAAACATCAAAGTAATAAAAGGCGTTTCTTCAGCTTCCACCTTCAGCTTATCCCAAGATGTTATTTTCTCCTTGCAACCTCCGGCATCCTGTTCCAAAGGAGAGGAAAAGGAGGGGACTATTAGCGGCAGTCCCCTCCTTCGTGTGTTATGCGCTTTTCTTCAGCGCCTCTTCGATGAAGGCCCGTCCTTTTCTGATGAGGACGGGGTCAACGTCACTGAGCATCTTGTCAAAGCCATAGATGATGTAAACCAATTTGGCCGCTCCGGAGAGCTTATGGCCATGTTCGTCAATCACAACACCCTGGCCGAGTGTTCTGACATCGCTCAAGTCCATCTACAACACCTCCTCTCCTTTGGAATGGGATGACCGACCTGTTCTCACCTCCAAGTACCTCCAGAATGTTTTCTCCTGGCCAGTAGGATACTCCGGTTCTTGGTCAAAGTCAATCCGACACGCAAGGCGGTTTGGCAAAACTTGTGAGGGTCGCGCATCTGCGCCGCCCTCTATTTTATTTTCTCGATCTCCTCCCGGAGCCAGGCAAACTCCCGGCGGGTATAGACTTTTTCCGTTATGTCGGAAATCTTGTGGCCCACCATGTACTTGATGGCGTACTCGTCCACGCCGTAGCGCTTGGCCGTCGTGACAAAGTGGGTACGGCCGTCGTGCGGGCGGTGGTTGGGGTCCAGCTTCAACTCGTCCCGGATGCGCTCGAAGGCTTTCTGATACCGGGCATAAGTCAGCTTGAGGTTTTTCCGGTTGCGGTTATTGGGGTCGGCCCAGTTGAGCAGATAGGGGCTGCCCAGTGCCTCCGCCTCCTGATATTTTCGGAGCACCAGGTCTTGAATGCGGGAGTGGATGGGGACGACGCGGTTCTCGCCGGCGTCCGTCTTCATGCCGCCCTGGAAGGTCCAGTTCTCCAAGTCCACATCTTTCAGTTCCAATAAACCAAGCTCTTGAGGGCGCCAACCGGAGTAACACTGGATGAGCAGGATGTCGACGCCCTGCTTGCTGCTGGCATTTGCCCAGAGCAGGTCCATCTCTTCGTCCGTAAAAGCGATATGCTCCTTTTTCACCGACTGGATCTCCTTGACCGTTTCTTCGGTGAGGTTGAAGGTGCGGGAGTAGTTTCGGTCCACCAGCTCATACTCCAGGGCGTAGTCCAGCAGCATGTTGAACAGGGACTTGATCTGGTTCTTCATGGTGGCGGTGGGATGCTGCTCCTTGCCGCGGATGACGGCCACCCCCTCCTCCATGCATCCTTTTACATGGCGGGCCCGGATGTCCATGACCCGCATCTTATAGACGCCGGAACAGTAGGCCCAGGCCGAGGTGGCGGACTTGGTGCTCTTCACCGTCTTCTCATACTCCGGGAGCCATTTGTCATAGAGTTCCTGCATGGTGATGGACGGCCCCAGGTCGTAGGGGTTCTTATTATATTCCACCAGAGCGGTGTAAGCGTCGTTATAGGTGGCGAAGTAGGACTCCGGTTTCAACGGTTTGCAGATTGGTTTTCCGTCCGGCGTTTTCCCCACCGTTACCATTGCCCGGAAGGGGTTTCTTAAATTGCGGTTTTTGATCTCGCTGATCTGACCGAA